GCGTGAACGTATTCGTCATGCATTATTTGGCGATAAATTAGGAACGGTTTGTGATGAAATGAAAATGACCGCCACCGAAGTTTTGGAACGAAGCGAAGAAATGATTCGCATTTTGGGTGCCACCTATGGTCGTTTACAATCGGAACTTTTAACACCATTGATTGAAAGGGCTATTTGTATTTTACGCAAACGTGGCGAAATTCCCGAAATCTTTTTGGACGGCCATTTATTAAACGTCAGCTATAAATCACCACGGGCCGAAAATCAGGCCAAAAAAGAAGCGCAAAATGCTTTTGCTTGGCTATCGGCTGTATCAGGTTTAGGAAATGAAGTTTTAAGCAAAATGAACACTGATGAAATTTTAAAATGGCTGACCGAAAAAATGGGATTGCCCGCCAATTTTGTTCAATTACAACCAACCGAAGGCACACCATGATTCGCTTTGCCCGTGCTTTTACCAGATTGGCCTCAACAACGGACGGCAAAACCGCCTTGGATTATTTGCGTCAAAAAATATCAAACCGCATTTTGCCCCCTCAGGCATCCAATCAGGAACTGTGGTATTTGGAAGGTCAACGTGCCTTGATTGCCACAATGGAACGTTTAATTCAAAAAGGAAAACAACCTTAAACAAAGGAAATTATATGAACCAACAAGAAAACAAAATCACCAAAACAAATGATACCCCCGCTATTCCCGAAAAATTTTTAACCAAAGAGGGAGTGTTAAATTCAGATGAATTATTAAAATCATATTTAGCTTTGGAAAAAAAGATGAGTGCCCCCAAACAAACACCAAACGGCACTTTGCCCAACAAAGCCGATGATTATAAAATCACCCCAAAAGACCCATTGTTGGTATCTGATTCAATCATCAACAAACGATTGTTTGAATTAGGATTGACCAACGAACAAGTGCAAGGTGTTTATGATATAGCGGCCGATTTTATTTTACCCCAATTGGAAAACTTTGCCCGTCAGGTTGGGTGCGACAAAGAATTAAAAGCTTTGGAAGATGAATTTGGCGGTGCTGATTGTTTTAACAATGTCGCCCGTGAATTGTCCGCATGGGGCGAAAAAAATTTAGATCAAAAAACTTTTGAAATTTTATCATCCACAAAAGACGGTGTTTTAACACTTTACCGCATGATGCAATCACAACAAGAATCACCCGTCATCAAAGGCAAAAGCCGTTTAAACCCGATGGATGACGAAAAAACTTTGCGCCGATTGATGCAAGATCCCAAATATTGGAAAGATCAGGATCCCGAATTGGTCGGCCGAATTGAAAAAGGATTTAAACGTTTATACGGTTAAATCTTTTTTTTGACGGATAAGCCCAGCGCCCCGTTTTTTTCACAGCCCTGAATAAAGGCGAAGATTTTCTTCACAACCTTTGATAAGGATTTTTTAAACTTATAATATGGAGAAAATAATGACAACTTCAAACACAATTGACGCTTCATTTGTTAAACACTTTGAAGCCGATGTCCACACTGCCTATCAACAACAAGGTTCTAAATTACGCAACACCGTCCGTTTTAAAGGCGGTATTACCGGTTCCAGCACAACCTTTCAGGTTATCGGCACACAAACAGCCAACCAAAAATCATCCCGCAACGCCCAATTGACACCGGCCGCCATCACGCACGCACCGGTGGAATGCACTTTGTCCGATTGGTATGCCGGTCAATGGATTGATAAATTGGATGAATTAAAGGTCGGCCATGACGAACGCAAAGTTTTGGCCACAGCCGGTGCCTATGCTTTGGGACGCAAAACAGACGAATTGATTATTTCCGTATTGGAAAATGCCACCCAAACAATCGGGGACGGTTCAACCGCTTTGACAAAAGAAAACATTTTGCAGGCCTTTCAAAAACTCAACGCCGCCAATGTCCCCGATGATGGCGAACGTTATGCCTTGGTGGGACCGGCACAATGGAATCAATTGTTGAGCTTGGATGAATTTTCAAACGCCAACTATGTGGGGGATGCGCATCCTTTATTGACAGGTTCCGAAACACGCAAATGGATGGGAATCAATTGGATTATGCACACCGGATTGCCCACAGAAGGTGCCGGTGATTCAGCCGCCACAACCTGTTTTATTTATCATAAATCCGCTGTTGGTTTGGCCGCCGGTCAGGATATCACAACCGATATCACATGGCATGGCGATTATGCCGCCCATTATGTCAATAATATGATGAGCCAAGGCGCCACTTTGATTGATGATAACGGTGTTGTCAAAATTGTTTGTCAGGATAAATTCAGCGCCTGATTTTTTTAAACACTTTCCCCCCTTTGTTTTTTTTTTCAAAGGGGGATTTTTCATACAAAAGGAACAATATGTCATACACAAACATTGATTTATGCTCACGGGCTTTGGTTGAATTGGGTGCCAACAGTGTCTCTTCTTTTGATGAAGCGTCCGCAGAAGCCAAAGTAGCCGCCCAACTTTATCAACCGACTTTGGAAAATTTGTTGGCATCTTATCCATGGCGTTTTGCATTAAAACAAAAATCATTGGGCCAATTACAAACAAAACCCATCAGCGATTATCAATACGCCTTTCAATTACCCAATAATTGTTTGCGTATCTTATCGGCCGGCCAAAATGTCAAAAGTTCAGGATTACAGTATAAAATTGTCGGGTCTTGTTTATATACCAACGCACCGTCAGTTGTTTTAAGCTATATTGAAAAACCGGATGAAAGCAGTTTTCCGGCTTTTTTTGTGAAAGCCTTTATTTCTGCATTAGCCGGCGAATTCTGTCTGCCATTGACCGAAAGCACCACACGCACGGATTATATGCGCAAAATTGCCGATACGGAATTAAAACAGGCCCGATTGGTGGATTCACAACAATCCGTCAATCCTTGTTTTCAGGATTTTTCTTTAATTGAGGTGCGCACATGACAAATATGTTCACTGCCAAAACGAATTTTACGGCCGGTGAATTATCCCCTGATTTGTTGGGGCGGGTGGATTTAACCAGCTATCACAACGGCGCACAAGTTCTGGAAAATGTTTTTATTGAACCCACCGGTGGCGTTCATCGCAGACCTGGGTTAAAATTTATTTATGAATTACAAACGAAGGGAAGATTAATCGGCTATGAACAAGATAGTGGGCATACTTATTTATTGGTTATACAAAATTACCAAACGAAGATTTTTCAAAACGATATCTTGATTGAAACATTATCAAGCCCGTGGTCAGACGAACAAATCAATCAAATTCGGTGGTGTTGTCTGTCGGACGGTATTATTGTGGTGCATCCGGATATTGCCCCGCAACATATCAGGTTGGAAAATGAAAAATGGAATATTCAAGCGTTTGAATTTTTAACCACCAACGGATACCAACAAATCCCCTATCACCGATTCAATAATAAAAATACATCTTTATCGGCCAGCGGTTGCACCGGAAATGTTTCTTTAACATCCAGCGCACCTTTATTTGAAACAAAACACATTGACCAAGTTTTTAAATTAGCCTCAGGTTATGTTAAAATCACACAAATTTCAGATGCTCAACATGCCAATGCAACTGTTTTAAAAAAGCTGATTGATGACAAAGATGCCACCAACGAAACAAAATTAGAACCAACACGTTATTGGGGCGAAATGGCAAGGAATGATGAACACGGTTGGCCCATCAATGTTACCACTTATCAATCCAGATTGGTTTTCGGCGGTTCCAAAAGCCTGCCCAACACTTTGTGGTTCAGCCAAAGTAATGATTTAGGAAACTTTGAAGAAGGTGATGCCTTGGATAATCAAGCCATTTGTTTTTCGTTGATGTCCGATCAGGGCAATAAAATAGTCGCCTTGTTTTCGGGTCGGCATTTACAGGTTTTTACCACCGGTAGTGAATGGATGGTATCGGGCAATCCTTTAACACCTGAATCCATTCAGGTGCATCGTCAAACGCAGGTTGGTTCGCCCGATGAAAGTTATGTACCGCCCGTTGGTATTGACGGCGCCACCATTTTTGCCAGTGCCAACGGAAAAGAAATTCGTGAGTTTTTGTTTTCGGATTTGGAAGGCATCTATCAGGCCACCGATTTATCTTTGTTGGCCCACCACCTTATCAACCATCCGATTGATATGGCCTATGATAAATATCAACGTCAGGCCTATATCATCATGCAGGACGGTTCTATGAGTGCTTTGACCAGCTTTCGTGGAGAAAACATTCAAAGTTGGACACGCCATAAAACACAAGGGAAATTTTTAAATGTGGCCGTATTGGGTAAAAACACCTATTTCATCATTCAACGAAAAGACAAAACTTATTTGGAAAAAATGGATGATGAAATGTATATGGATTTTGCCCAAATTCAAACCAGCGAAAATGCCAAAACAAATTGGGACGGCTGGGATTATCTGAACGGATGGAACGTTCAATTGTTGGCCGATGGTCGTGTTCAGGAAAATCAAGATATTTCAAACGGAACAATTCAATTGAACATCAACGCACAAAATTTACAATCCGGTTTAGCCTTTACGCATAAGGTTGCCCCATTGCCCCCCGGCGCCCCAGCCAATAACGGTTCGGCACCTGTGGTCAATTGTCGCTTTGTGCGGGGTGTGTTTCGCCTGATAAACACCAAAAGCTTTGAAATAGATACAGGCTGTGGCGTACATCAGGAAATAAATGAAAATCTGACCAATTATGTTTTGGACAGCGCCCCCACCACAAAAACAACAGACATTGTTGTGCGGGGGTTGGGTTGGAAAAGAAAACCAACTGAACCATTATGGATGATTCAAGGCAATAAACCCTTACCATTTCAATTGGTTTCAGTTACCTGCGATATTAAAATAGGAGGATAATATGGAAGCAGCAGTCATTGCAACGGCCGTTTCAATTTTGGGATCGGCCTATTACACAAAAGCCAACGCAGATCGGCAAAAAAAAGCCATTAAACGATCCAATGCCTATATGGCAGAATCAGCCGCCTTACAGGATCAACAGGCAAAATTAGCCTTGGCCGAACGTCAAAGAAAAAACAAAAACCTGTTGGCACAACAACAGGCCCGTTATAAGGCCAAACTGGGGTCCATCGGATTGGACGGTAAATCAGGCACGGGTCAGACCTATTTAAACGCCATGCAAAAAGAATATGATATGGAAGATAAATACTTGGTCAATCAGGCCAAAATTTCATCAGATGCCCTGTTAAACAGCTTGAATCATTCAACCGGTACAAATTTATTAAAATTAAACAGTATCAATCAGGCCAGTCAAAATAATATGTATGGCACCTTGGGTAATTTGGTTTCCGGTATCAGCCGAACAATGATCAAGTAGGTTATGATGAAAGGGGAACTGGAAAATCTGAAACCTTTTTTGGAAAAAGCCGTTCAAGCATATCAAGCTTTTGCCCAATCCGATTGCCCCATGCAGGCCAAAGATTTTAACGCCTATCACAGCGCATGTAAATCAGCATTGTTGCATATCGCTTTGCTGGTGAAAATTTTGGATTTACCCAAAGATAAAAACGAAACACAACAAAATGATTTATTGGATTTAATTCATCAGGCCAAAAAGGATTTAAAAGATGAAAACGACTTTTCTGGAATTTGTATGGATTTGGGATAAGATGCAAAATCTGATGGTGCCGAATCACCACAAAATAATGGGGCGTTTTTTGTCTGAACTTTATTTTTCAAAAGGGCGCAGACAGGCTGTCTTGATGGCCTTTCGCAATTCAGGAAAATCAACCATTGTCGGATTGTTTTGCGCTTGGCTTTTAACACAAAATCCAAATTTAAGATTATTGGTTTTATCGGCCGATCATGCTTTGGCACAAAAGATGGTCCGGCATATCAAACATATTTTGGAACAACATCCTTTATGCGATGGTTTAAAACCAAACCATGCCGAAGAATGGGCCGGTGATAAATTGACCGTTCAACGCCCTGTCAAAGGGCGTGATCCATCTGTGTTGGCCCGTGGTTTAAACGCCAATATCACAGGGTGCCGAGCCGATATTATTTTGTGTGATGATGTGGAAGTTCCCAAAACATGCAATACCGCATCCAAACGACAGGATTTAATACAAAAACTGGATGAATTGGATTACATATTATCGCCTGACGGATTGATTTTATATATTGGGACACCCCATACACGCCAAACAATTTACCACAAACCCGATTGGAAAATTTTAAAATTGCCGATTATGGATAAAAACGGACAATCCGTTTGGCCCGAAAGATTTTCTTTGGATAAGATAAACCAAATCAAAAAAAATCTTTCGG